AGGCCAACCCCCCCGGAGCCGCCCGCCGCTGGCGTGGCCAATGGCAAGGCCGACGTGCTCATCCAGAGCACGGCACCGGCCACGTCGATGCGCAAGGCTTCGACCTTGTGGATTGACACGACTGGAGGCGCGAACACGCCGAAGCGTTGGAATGGCAGTGCTTGGGTGACTGTGACCGATAAGGCCGCCACTGATGCGGCCAATGCGGCTGTCAAGGCCAATACGGCTGCAAAGACAGCTCAGGATACCGCCGACAAGGCTGCGACTGCCGCAGCTAACGCAGCGTCTCAGGCCAATCAAGCCAATGCGGCCGCCAAGAAGGCGCAGACCACTGCTGATGGTAAGAATCTGATTTACCGTGGCCCCGACGAGCCGAATCATGATGGCTTGAAGCCGGGGGACATGTGGTGGAGGACGCAGAAATATTGGACCCGCTGGAAGGGCGAGAAGAATAATTCGCCGTCCATGCTCGCCGACTTCTACACCTACTGGACTGGTGCGCCAAACGCCAGCCCTTCCGTGCTCGTGCCCTTGTCCGATCGTGTGGTGGAAGTCCTTACGTGGGATGGTACGCGCTTCGAACCGTTTGACCTCGTGGCGAACAACATCCTCGCTGCTGGCACGGTGGCCGCGAAGCATCTTGCCGCCGACTCAGTGACGGCGGAGAAGGTCAAGGCCAATGCCATCACGGCGGACAAGCTGGCGGCAAACTCGGTCACGACCGAGAAGCTGGTTTCCGATGCGGTGACCGCTGGCAAATTGGCGGCTGATTCGGTGCAGGCGCGGAATATCGTCGCACTGGCCATCACGTCCGACAAGATTGCAGCCAACTCGGTCACGACGGCGAAGCTCAAGGTCACGGAAGACATGACCGTGGCGCTGCTCAACGTCCACAAGATCCAGGCCGGAGAGATTGCGGCTAATGCCGTGACCACTGCTGCCTTGGCGGCTGGCGCGGTGGACGCGGATAAATTGGCTGCTAATTCGGTCAATGCGTCCAAGATTGTCACTGGTGCCATCACCGCCGACAAGCTCGCGGCAAACAGTGTGACGGCCGTCAAGATCGCGGCTGGCACTATCACGTCCGACAAGGTGGCGGCAGGCCAATTCAAAGGCTACGTCTTTACGGGCGCCGTCTTCCAAAGCTCCGAGGCCGCGAACACGGGAATGAAGCTCAACAGCAGCTCGTTGCGGATGTGGGATTCGGCTCATAACCAGACCGTCTACCTCGACGGTGAAGGCAAAAGCAACCTGCTGACCGGCACTTTCCAAACCCGCACGAGCGGGCACAGGGTGCGCATCAGTCCGGATTATCGGACCTACATCATCGGCGGATCTGAGACTTTCACTGGTGATGGCATCGAATTCCCCGCTTACAACGGGTCCACCGCCTACTTTTCGCATCCGGCCATCGCTTCTGTCATCCAGTCGAATCAGGTCGGCGCGATGGGCGAACTGGACTTGTGGAGCGGACACGTGAGCAAGAACGACCCTGCCGCATTCATGTCTCTCAGATCGAAGCCGCGCAAGAAAGGCGGTACCGGCAGCGGCGGCGTCACATCCAGAGTGCATGCCGTGGCGAACACGGATTACGACGAGCCGGATGGGAGCAAGAAAAGCAGCGCTTTCCTCACTCTGTCCGGCGATAGCGCGAACGGTTCGGAGTGCTGGCTCGAAGCGCAAGACGCGAACGGCGAGGTCGGAGTCGGCGCGAACATCGGCACCGGATACGTGTATCTCGGCGGCTATCTTGGCGGCATCACGAACCGTTTTACGTTCCAGGCCCAGGCTGCGTGGAAGGCGTGGTATCCGAATCCCGGCTCGAAGATCGCGACAGGCGCGGCAACGCAGGTCAGCTGCGCGTTCAGCCCGGCGAAATACGGCCACTATTACGTCGTCGCGAACGCGGATTCGCAATGGGCGGGCATCATCGCGCACCCGGCGAACGCGGGCGGCCAGAGCGGCTTCCAACTGAAGCTTTACAACGCCGACCAGCCTTGCCCGGTCGACGTGTATGCGGAATACCTCGCCTATCTGGTCAAATGATTGGAGGACATGTTGTCATCGACTTTTGAAATGGATGATAACGGGTTGTGCATTATCCGCTGTAATCCGCCGGTGAACGGGTCGGACAGTTTCGTGTTCACGCCCGATGTGATCGCCTCGTGGAAGGCCCTGCTTGGGCTTGCTTCGACCCGTGAGGCGATCGCGGCGATCATGCAGGGCAAGGAGGACACGAGCCGGTACGACCGCGCCACCGGCAGGGGCGTGTGGACTGGAGCGTTCGAGGCGTTGGAATCGGCGCTGAATGACAGTGCTACCGACGTGTCAATGCTTGCGGCTGATGGGGAAGTGTTGAATGACCCGCTGACCGCCGCGCGCAATAAGGCGCGTGAGGGCATGAGTCTGCCGGTCATGTCGAATGAGACGGACGCGAATCTCATTGCCACACTGTCCGCTGATGACTCCGATGAGGAGCCGTCGAGTGGCATTGACGTGACCGTGACCAAGGACATTGAGGGATTGGACGATTTCCTCAATGACGAGTCCAGTCAATCAAATCTGGACGAGTGCGAGGAGAGATTCTATGAGTCCCTTATGCCGAGACCTCAAAACCAACAGAATTAAGGAGATTGATTATGGCCGATGAGACCACTGAAACCACTACCGCTGATACCACTACTGCCGTGACGCCCTCTGAGTCGTCCGGCGTGCTTGACTTGCGTCCGCCGCAGGAGTCGGTGCGCGCGGAATTGTGCCGTTTGGGATTGGAGTTTTCCAGCGCTGACGGCTCGACCGAATCATGGAGGGATTATGCACGTGGCGTGCTTGCCACCTTCGATGATTCCGGCGCGTCCGTCACTTTGACGGACGTGAAGACGAATCTCGGCCGCACCTTGACACTCGACGAGCTTAAGGCCGTGACCCGCATCGACACGATGACCGCCGCAGACTAACCCGGCATTCCAATTTTTTCAACCCCTGCAATCCACACGGATTGCGGGGGTTTCGTATTTAAGGAGACATTTTGACTCAGATTCCAGCCGACGCGAACGACGTCATCGACACGCTTTCCGCGCAAATCGGCACTCTCAACAAGCAAAACGCAATCCTGACCAGCCAACTCGCGGCGGCCATGAAACTGATCCCGCAGGACGTGCTCGACGCAACCAAGGGGGTGGATGATGACATTGAGGATTAACTGGTTCCCCGACCCGAACATCACGCAGACGGTTAAACCGTCTGCGCCGAGCATCATAAAAGTGGATTTTCCGGTCGTGGCCCGCAGGAACTGGCTGCGCGCGACCGTGCTCACCGTTGGAGACACTTACGCGCAGTATTCGCTGCAAGGCGACCGTATTCCACCGGCTGGAACCTACCACGTGCACTGCTGTGCCTTCGCGAAGCACGCCAACGCATTCGCCCGCGTCTACACGAGGGTCGGTGGCAAGTATACGGTGCCATTGCAAAAAGAAATAGCGGATGGCACGACGGTCGATGTCGACGGGACCATAACGATTCCGGACGGCTGCGAGGAGATCATCGTCCGCATCACAGCAGGCAACGTGGTCGGCGCGATAGGCATGATGAGCGATATTCTCATCGAACGCGCCGACACATATGGCACTGCCGTGGGGGGGCTTCCGGGCTTCTTCACCGGGGATACGATGCCACGCGATTAAGGCGATTCGTCGGGCGGGTGATGTCCGATGATGATAACGAACCTATGCACGAGACCAACCTCGACCATCACCTTGAGAGCCAACAATTGGGTGCATCTCACGACCGTTCCGAGCGTGAGAGGGATGACATATTGGGTCAGTTTCGATGTGAACGTCACAGGCGGCACTGTCTCGTTTATCGGAACACAGGGCGAATTCAGCGCACGCCAACGTGTCAGCTACATGACGTACGTCGACAATTCCAGTCCGCTATCAGTGAATTATTCCGTCAAGTCAGGCAGTCCGACCGTCACCGTGACAAATATACTCATCTGCACGTGGGCCGAGTATCAGTCGAACAAGACCCTGCTCGACGGCATCGGATATTTCGACGGGGATACGATGCCCCGAGCCTGACCCTCGCACTGGGGGTGGTGGCATGAGTGTCATCACGAATTATGCGTCCAGCCCGCTTGCCGTTTGCACCGTCAATGGTGCTGGCCGTAACGATTTCCCAGGCTGGAATGTCACTAATGATGCGCCGGCCGAGCACGTCGTGAGCGCCAGAGTCGAGCTTGTGTCCGGCACTGGCACGATCAGATTCGGATGGGACAGTGATCACGTGCTTGATAAGACGGGACGTCTGACAGCTTATCCGAGACAAAATATTTTCCCTCAAATCACGGTCATCACCACCGGTGATGCCGTCTGGAAAGTCAGCCACGTTATTGTCACCTCACAAGCGGAATACAGTCAGCTGACATCAAAATACGGGCTTGTTTATTTCGATGGCGGCACTATGCCAAAAGACTAACCAATTTTAAGGAGATGTGATGTGATTCAAACGTTTCTAGCAGGGTTTGGCGGTGTGGGCGGCGCGTGCGCGCTCATCACGCTCGGCCTGAAAGTCTGGCCGGGAGCTTTGGAAGGATTGGCGACCGGCCTGTACAGCCACGTCAATCCCGAAAGACTGCCATACAATTCGCCGCTTTCCCAGCATTTCGCTAAAACCCGCCAATTAGGCGAGCGGACGGAACGCTTTGACGAGCGCATGGACGAGTTGTGCCGTGACACCATCAAAAACACGATCATCAGTCTCATCTACGGCGACAAGGACACCGACCACAGCGAGGCCGTCAGCTACGAGCTGTCAAAGCTTGAGAAATTGGACGCGCAATGCTGGATCGTCGCTGCAGCCGAAAAATACTTGGAGGACAGGCAATGATGCGTCTCATGATCGCGGGCGGCACCTACCTATTGCTCCTCGCACTCATCATCATTTTCAACCACGGCGCGCACAAGCGCTGACATCGATTTTCACAACCGCAAGGCCATCTCTTCGGAGGTGGCCTTTTCTATTGCCCCGTGAGGGGCGGGAAGGAGGCCGTCATGGACGAAGTGACCATGACGCCGGAAATGACACCGCAGGGCGATTCGATGCCGCCCGAAACCATTCAAGTCGTGTCCGAGGAGGACGCGGCCAAGGCCGTCGAAGGATTGGAGGACTGACATGGCAAGCGTAAGCACTTTCATCAATCGCATGCGCTACTGGTGCGCAGTCGCCAATCTCGGCTACAGCCAGTCCGACCGTTGGAATTTCAACGCTTCGGCGGGTAATTGCGACTGCTCCAGTCTGGTGATCCACTGCCTGCGTGAGGCGGGCTTCGACACCGGCACGGCCACCTACACCGGCAATCTGAGCGGCAATCTGCCCCGTCGCGGCTGGCCCCGCCTGCCCGCGAACGGCAGTCCGCAGCCGGGCGACATCCTGCTCAACGACGTGCACCACGTGGCCGTCTATCTTGGCGGCGGCAAGCTCGCGCAGGCGTCCATCAGCGAGCGTGGCACCGCGTATGGCAGGGCTGGTGACCAGACTGGCCGCGAAACCAACATCCGCGCCTACTACAACTATCCGTGGAATTGCTATCTGCGATACCAGGGCGCCCAGTCTTCCGCTCCAGCCGCAAATTCCGGTGCCATCGCAGTGGATGGCAATGTCGGCCCGGCCACGGTACGCCGCTGGCAGCAGGTGATGGGCACCGCGGTGGATGGCGTCATCAGCGGCCAGCAGGTGCCTGACGGCAGGACTTACGCGCGTCCGGCAATCGATTCGAGCGTGGTTCGCTACGGTGCTGGCGGCAGTGATCTGATCCGCGCCGTGCAGCGTCGCCTGGGCTGTGGTGTTGATGGTCTGCTTGGCCCTGCCACCATTCGCGCCATCCAAGCGCACTACGGCTTGGCGCAGGACGCATCATTCGGTCCTGGTACGGCACGCGCCTTGCAGACGGCACTCAATCAAAACCGATTCTAAGGGGGTTTAATATGGCTCAACATGCAGCGCCAACGACTTTGGAGACCACAGTCAATAATCTGACCAACGAGTGCGAGGACGGTCAGGACAACCAGCAGCCGACCGCTTACACGCCCGTCTTTTCCAAGGGCGTGCGTACCGTGGTCTACGTGCTGGGTCTGATCGCATCGTGCGTTGGTCTTGGCTTCATGACCTTCGGTGACGCCGCGATCGGCGGATACATCAGCACCGTGGCCGGCTTCATCGCTTCCGGCTTGGGCGTGGCCTACAATCCACTCCGCCGCAATTAATTTTCGGGCTTGAAAATCAAACTCGCGCCGGAAACTCAACATCAGGTGTGGAAAAATTTGCGGCACTGTAGTGTCCGTGGAATTTTTTACACCCTGTTTTTAAATCTGCCCCTTCTCCATTTTGGAGGAGGGGCTTTGCTTTTAGGACTTTCAAAATGGGCATCAGACAGCAGACGATTGACGATTATGGGTCGTTCGTGGAGAAATTCAAGCCGAAGAAGACCACGGATGACTGCTACACCCCCCCCCGCAGTGTATGGGGTGATAAAAGACTGGGCTTGCCGGGAATACGGTATAGACCCTGATAAGGTGGTGCGCCCGTTCTATCCGGGCGGGGACTACGAGCGGTTCGACTATTCGGGCGGTGCGGTGGTTGTGGATAATCCGCCGTTCAGCATCCTGTCGAAGATCTGCACGTTCTATCGGACGGAGCAAATTCCGTTCTTCCTGTTCGCGCCGTGTCTCACGATCTTCTCCAGCACGTCACGCAACGGAGCGCACATGATCGTCACGGATTCGGCCATCGAATACGCGAACGGCGCGCAGGTCAACACCAGCTTCGTGACGAGTTTCGGCGATGACCTGATCCGCACCGCGCCGGATCTGGCCAACGCGATAGACGAGACCGTGAAGCGCGTCAGGAAAGAGCAGCGCAGGCATCCGCCGAAATACTCGTATCCACGTGAACTGCTTACCGTGAGCAGGCTCATGAAGATTGGCAAGCAGGTCGAGTTCCGTGTCAAGGCTTCGGACGTGGCATTCACGCCTAGGCTCGCTTCGCAGAAGGCCGTGAAGAAGGCCATCTTCGGCGGCGGCTATCTGATGAGCGAAGCCAAGGCCGCGGAACTGAAGGCCGCGGAACTGAAGGCCGCGGAGGACGTGACCATATGGCCTCTCAACGATAAAGAAAAACAGATCATCGGAAAACTCGGTTAAACATCGCCCCTCTCTCAGCATTGCTGGTGGAGGGGCTTTTCTGCGTTTTAGGGCTTCTATTCGCCAGCCCGTTCTATCTGCTTCAAGTCTAATGCGGAGTTCATCGTTTCCATCGCGGCCAACCGTTCTTTCAACCCGGCATGACGGTAGTGTTCGACCATTAGACGGCTGGAATGGCCCACGATTTCCTCGACCAGTCCGACATCCACGCCCATTGACATGAGGATGGTAACGACGGTATGACGGGTTTCGTGACGGCTCCTATGCTCCGCATTGGGTACTCCCGCCGCTTCCAACAGTTTGCGGAACTGTTCGATATCCTCTTCCGGTTCGATAGGGGAGCCGTCATCATGACGGAACAGGAGTCCATGCGGGTTCGGTATTTCAGCGGTATCCACCAAGTATGCTCCGAGTGTCTGCGCCAATGCGGGAATGATTGGCACTTTCCTTCCACGCTTCGATTTCGGCGGGGTGAGACACCAGCGGCCTTGCAACTCGATCATGTCGAAGCCGTCTGGAATACGCCACCTCCATTGCGGACATGCGGCACCACGCTTGTATCCGCACGGGTACACGCCTTTACGGTCTGGTTCGCCGCAACCGTGCTCCTTCTTCAACTCCTCCAGTTTCCAGTTGACGGTGTATTCGCCGTAGGGGATGCCGTTTGCCGTGGTGGTCAGTTCGAGGTCTTGGAGCGAAGCCCCCAAGATTTCGCCGGGGCGCATACCGGTGCACAGCCTGAACCATTCCCTCGCACCCTTGCGGATGCCCAACTCGTTGGCGGCTTGGAGGATGCGTTTGGCTTCATCGTCGGTGAATGCGGTACGCTCGTGCGCTTCGTTCTTGCGTTCGTCGGCAAGACTGATGTCCTTGTCCTTCGGAGTGGGAACGCCACCCATCGGATTTGTGGGAAGAATCCTATCCGCTACGGCGGCATTGCAAATCTGGTTCAACGTGGTGTGCGTCTGGCGGCGGAGACTGAGACTGGCCTTCACGTGCATTTTCTTACCATCGATGGTCTTCGCGACGGTAAGACCATTTACGATGCGGTCGCAGACTGCGGCGTTCAGGTTCGACATTTTCTGCGAATGGTACGGGCGCAGATGCTTGCGGACGATGGTTCGATAGTTGGCGAAAGTCTTCGGGTCTGCGTCGCGTTCCCTGCGTTCGAGCCATTGTTCGGCGTATGCTCCGAGTGTGATGGAGCTGTTGTTGGTGCTGCCGAATCTGGCCCGTTCCTGTAGTAGTTCCGTCAGTCGCTTGTTGGCGTCAACGTATTTTTTGCAGCTGTATGTTTTGCCATCGACCTTGAACTCGTAGCTGGTGTAGATTTTTACGTTTCCGTCAGCTAGGTGTTTTTTGCGTTCGACTTTGTACGGGTAGACGATGCCGTTTCTTGCTTTGCGTGCCATGATTACCTCCTTGCCTCTATATTCTCAGACATTCTCAGACTTCCATTTGACCCGCAAGTGATGGTCAAGTGACCCTCAAGTGAGGTTAAACCGTTGGAATGAAGCCGTTTTGCCCAATCGTTCCAAGGGATATTTTATCAGACTTTCTAACTGTTAATCGGACGGTCACTGGTTCAAGCCCAGTCGCAGGAGCCATTCGAAAAATCCCCTTGGAAACAAGGGGATTTTTTCATTTTCAACGACTCTTGGCATTTTTGGCCACCCTTCATGTTTATCCGTCGGCTGAAGCCGTGGCTCGTCCAGCCGTCCATGCGTATGATGAACGCACCGGGTCAATCAAACAAAGGAAGGAAGTCCATCATGTGCACTGGCGTTCGTTTCTCCGACGAAGAGGGAAACATGTATTTCGGCCGCAACCTCGACTGGAGCTTCTCATACGGCGAAAGCATCCTGTCCACTCCACGCGGCTACCACTACGACAACGTGTTCGGCGCGAGCGGCAAAGCCACGCCGAACGCGGTGATCGGCGTGGGCGTGGTCATGGCCGACCGTCCGATGTATTTCGACTGCGCCAACGAGCATGGTCTGGCCATCGCGGGATTGAATTTCCCCGGCTACGCGGAGTTCGTGCATGAGCCGGTCGAAGGCACCGACAACGTCGCGACCTTCGAATTCCCGCTGTGGGTGGCACGCAATTTCGATTCCGTCGACGAAGTCGAGGAGGCGTTGAAGAACGTGACCCTCGTCTCCCAGATCGTGCCCGGCCAGCAGGAGTCGCTGCTGCATTGGATCATCGGCGACAGCGAGCGCAGCATCGTCGTCGAACAGATGGCGGACGGCATGCATGTGCACCATGACGACGTAGACGTGCTGACCAACCAGCCGACGTTCGGTTTCCATATGGAGAATCTGCGCAACTACATGTGCGTCGGCAACGAGATGGCCGAGCCGGCCACGTGGGGCAAAGCGTCCCTGTCCGCTTGGGGCGCGGGTGTGAGCATGCATGGCATTCCGGGCGATGTGAGCTCCCCGTCGCGTTTCGTGCGTGTGGCTTATGCCAACACGCATTATCCGCAGCAGGAAGGCGAGGCGGCCAACGTGTCCCGCCTGTTCCACACCCTTGGTTCCGTGCAGATGGTTGACGGCATGGCGAAGATGGGCGACGGCCAGTTCGAACGCACGCTGTTCACCAGCGGATATTCGTCCAAGACCAACACGTACTACATGAACACGTATGATGATCCCGCCATCCGCTCCTACGCGATGGCCGATTTCGACATGGATTCCTCGGAGCTGATCACCGCCGCCTGAGCATGCGTGGGCTTTTTCGTCCGTCGGTTCCCATACAGACGGACGAAAAAGCCGCACGATTGCCGAAAAGGACATGAAAATGGAGTCGTGCGACAGATCCACTTTTCGGATACCGGCTCTTCCATTACCCGCTCAATGCCGTTTGACGTCGGACCAATACGACACGCCGGAATATGGACTTCGAGCACTTTAAGTTTTTAGAGTGCGGGGTATGAGCAATACGACGACCACCTGGCATTCGATCCGTGAGGCGTCCATGATTTCCGGACTGCCCGAATCGACGTTGCGTTATTACGAGCAGATCGGCATCATCGATCCGATCGCCCGCGATCCGAGTTCAGGCCACCGAGTCTATTCGGACAAGGACATCGAATCGCTGACCACCATCGCATGCCTGGCGGCGACGGGCATGCCGCTTGAATCGATGCGCGAATACCTGAAGAACCGTTTCGACGGTCCGGAAGGCGCCCGACGGCAGATCGAACTGCTCGACGCGCAATCGCTGCGTCTGGCCGCGAAAGCCGAGGCCCTGCGCATCCAGCAGGCGTACGTGTCGCTCAAATCGCTCTATTGGCGCGCCATCGCCGAAGGACACGAGGATGAGGCCAACCGAATTCTCGAGGAAAACAAAGACGTCATCGAAAACGTCAAGAAACAGCCCGGCAAGGGCGCGATCGCACGCTGAACATTCAGACGACGATGGCCGCTATCCGCACGCAACATTTCCGACGATAGAATGAACGCGGCATGCGGCGCGAAGACATCGAATGGAAAGGAAGCCATGTTCGAGGAACTGCATAGGAAGATGAACGCGTTCTGGAACAACGACAGGACGCTGTCGCAGACCGATCCGGAATATGTCAAGCTGTTTTCCGACTTCGCTTACGGGGAAGTGGTGAACGAGCCGGGCGCGAACCATCCCGATCTGGACGACCAGACCCGCTCCCTGGCGATCCTCGCGGCTCTGGTCGGCTGCCAGGGTCTCGACGCGTTCGAAATGATGCTGCCGGTCGCCTACGAGACAGGACTGACGTCCGTGGCCATCAAGGAGATGATCTACCAAGCCACCGCATACTGCGGATTCGGGAGAACCCTGCCGTTCCTGAAGAAGCTCAACGTTTTCCTTGGAGCCGCGAACGTGCATCTGCCGCTGGAGCCGCAGGGCACGACCACGTCGGAGACCCGCGCGCAGGCCGGAGAGGACAAGCAGGTCGAGATCTTCGGCGAGAACATGCGCGGATTCGCGCAATCCGGACCGGAGGAGACCCGGCACATCAACAAGTGGCTGGCCGACAACTGCTTCGGCGACTACTACACTCGCGGCGGACTCGACACCCGCGAGCGCGAAATGGTCACGTTGTGTTTCCTGGCCGCGCAGGGTGGTTGCGAACCGCAGCTTACGGCGCATGCCAAGGCGAATATGGTCGTCGGCAATGAGAAGGCGTTTCTAATCGCGGTGGTCTCGCAGTGCATGCCGTATATCGGCTATCCGCGTACGTTGAACGCGATTCGTTGCATCGATGAGGCTGTGAAGGGCTGACCTGCCCGTTAAAAACGCCGGCAAACAAACAAAGGGCTATCCGCCGAACAAGACGGATAGCCCTTCCTTATAGCTGATTGTGGATGGCGTGCTGTGTTTACTCGCCCCACACGTCCTTGGCGATGGATTGGACGAGTGCGATCTTGGCCCACTGCTGGTCTTCGGTGAGCTTGTTGCCTTCCTGGGTGGAGGCGAAGCCGCACTGGGTGGACAGGCACAGGCGGTCGAGCGGAATGTACTGGGCGGCTTCCTGGATGCGGGCCTTGATGGTGTCCGGATCCTCAAGGTCGGGCTTCTTGGAGGTGATCAGGCCGAGCACGACCTTCTTGTCGCCGGAGACTTCGGCGAGCGGCGCGAAATCGCCGGAACGGTCGTCGTCGAACTCGAGGTAGTAGGCGTCCACGTTCTCCTCGCCGAACAGTTTGGCCGCGACCGGCGCGTAGCCTCCGGAGGAAAGCCAGGTGGAGTGGAAGTTGCCGCGGCACACGTGGGTGTTGATGACCAGGTCGTCCGGCTGGTCGGCGATCACGGCGTTGATGACGTCGAGGTTCTCCTGCTGCAGGCGTAGCGCGTCCTCGTCGCTCCAGCCGAGACGTTCGCGTACGCTCGCATCGCACAGGCGGGTCCAGGTGCAGTCGTCGAACTGCACGTTGCGGCAGCCGGCGGCATACAGGTCGGCGATGACCTGGCGGTAGGCGGCGACGATGTCGGCGGTCAGCTCGTCGTCGTTCTTGTAGAACTCGTCATACGGGTAGGCGGCCGCGTTGCCGGTGAGCACGAAGCGGGTCTGCGCGGGGGAGGGCATGGTCTGGCGGGCCACGGTGTTCTCGTCCTCGAACTGCTTGACGAACTTGAAATGTTCGACGAACGGATGGTTCTCGCCGGAGATCCTTCCGGTCACGGTGGCGGGGTCGGCCGGGGGGACCCGGGCCAGCCGCTCGTACAACAGATGGTCGGGATTGTATACCTTGCCGTGGCGGACGAAATGTA